GAAGATGCTCCGGGACGAGGACACGATCGTCACCGGCCTGGACGACGACGCCGAGGACGAGGCGGGCCGCATGGTCACGGTCCACGAGAGCTACATCCGCATCGACGCCGAAGGCACCGGGCGGCAACAGCTCTGGAAGGTCGTGCATGTCGGCGCAACGCTCCTGGAGAAGCAGAAGGTCGCGGACCATCCGTTCGTGGTCTACTCCATGCTCCCCGAGCCTCACTCGCTCTACGGGGGCAATTTCGCCGCCCGTACGATCCAGCACGCCAACACGAAGACCACGCTGACCCGTGCAATCATCGAGCAGGCGGTCGAGGCCACCAACCCCCGCTGGCAAGTCGCCCGCGGTGGCGTTGCGAACCCCCGAGAGCTGATCGACAACCGCCGCGGCGGGATCGTCAACGTCCGGGACGTGAACAACTCCGTCGCACCGCTCCCGCAGACCCCGATCAACCCTATGGTCATGCAGACGATCGGCATGGTCGACCAGTCACGCGAGGACACCACCGGCATCTCCCGGCTGTCCCAGGGCCTCGATAAGGGCGCCTTGTCCCACCAGAACAGCGCGGGCCTCGTCGAACAGCTCACGTCGAACAGCCAAGTCCGATCGAAGGTCATGGCGCGGCACTACGCCGTCCAGTTCCTCGCACCCCTGTTCCTCAAGATTTACGCCATCGCGATCGAACACGACCGCAAGCGTATCCTGGAGATCGCCGGGGACTTCGTCGAGGTCACTCCGTCCCAGTGGCGGAACCGGCAGGATGTCCGGGTCGACATGACCCTGGGCTACGACGAGCGCGACCGGCAGGCCCAAGAGCTTCTGACGTACGACAAGTACATGAAGGAGACCGGGGGCCGCCTGTACGATGAGTCGAAGCAATTCAACGTCATCCGCAAGGTCCTGGAGATCAAGGGTCACAAGAACACGCAAGAGTTCATGAATGATCCGTCCAAGCTCCCCGAGCCCAAGCCGGACCCCAAGTCTGAAGCGGAGCTGGCGAAGCTCGCCAAGGAGACCGAAGTTCTCGAAAGGGAGACGGTCCTCAAGGAGCAAAACTTCGCGCTCAAGGCATCCCTCGACCAGAAGGAAGCCGAGCTGAAGGAACAGGACCAGTGGTTCGCGCAACTCATCAAGACGCGCGATGCCGACCGCAAGGACGACGAGACGGCCAACCGTATCGACACGTCGCAGGCGGAGCTGGAGCTGGCAATCCACACCGCCATGAACGCCCCGGATGGCAACACCAAGACCTCGGCGATCATCTCGCCCAACGGCTAAAAGGAGACACCAATCTCGACGATCCTACTCGACGATGTCGAACAGGCCGCGGTCGACGAGGGGGAGGCAGCACGCTTCCTCCTCGAAAACCCCGCCTACCTCACGGCCATCGAAAAGGTCCGTGCCGAGTGCGCCGAAGCGATCCTCCAGTCCCTCCCGGACAAACGGCAGGAGCGCGAGGACGCCTACCACCTCTCACGCGGCCTAACCGCCATCACCGAACGGCTACTGGTCCTCCAGGCCCGCGGGGAGTCCATCCTGGCCGCCGCCGAAACCCTAACCGCTGACGACCTCGCCGATCCCGACGAGCCGCTGGCACCATACTGAAAGACCCGACACTCTTGTCCACCGAAGCATCGGCCATCGAACCGATGGAAAGCATGAGCGAAGACGACGCAGTCTCCGCCCTCATGGACCGCCTGGACCCCTCGGGGACCAACGACGACGGCAACGAAGGCGACGAAGGCGAACCGCTCGACCCCGCAGACGATGTCGCTGACGATGACCTGGACCCGAACGACGACGACGAGGGCACCGACCCCGACGACGCCGACGACCAGGAAGGCGAACCCGCCACCACTCCAGCCGAGCCCGGCGATGACGTAGCCCTCGTGGTCACGATCAACGGCGAGCCGAAAAACTTCACGATCGGCCAGCTCAAGCAACTCGCCTCCCAGGGCGACGAGATCACGGCTCGATCGGCGGAGGCTGACGCGGTCGGCGGTCGCGCAGCGGCGGCCCTCCAGGCGGCCCTGGAAGTCGCCCAGGAAGACTTGGCACCCTACGCCGATGTCGACTGGCTGGTTCTCCAGAACCAACTCTCCCCGGAGGAGTTCGCATGGCACCGCGAGAACGCCCAGAAGGCCGACGCCCGTTACCGCAAGGTCCTCGGGCAGGCTCAGGGCTTCCAGCAGGCCCACGAGGAACGCCAGCAGGCCGCCCATACCCAGCGAGCCGCCAAGGCCGTCGAGGTCCTGAAGAAGGACATCCCCGGCTGGAGCGAGGAGCTGTACGGCGACATCCTGGACTACGGGGCCTCTCAGGGGCTCGACCAGGGCGACCTGTCACGCATCGCTGACGCGGGCGTCATCAAGGTCCTCCATCAGGCCATGCTGTACAGCAAGGGCCAGAAGGCCGCCGCCAAGAAGGTCGCAGCCGCACCCACCAAGGTCCTGAAGCCCGGCACGCGCGACGTTCCCCCGGAGCGGGCCCTGGCCGCCAAGAAGGCCGAGCGCCGCTTGGCACAAGGTTCCGGCTCGGATGACGACGCTGTCGCCGTCCTCATGGGGCGCTGGTCGAAGTAATTCGTCCGACATCCCGAACACACACGAGACGCCGTTCACCTCGTCGCTGTCGAAGCGTACCGTCTCGCAGAAGTCGTACGAGTGGCAGGAAGACGAGCAGGAGGGCGGCAAGGACAACGCCCAGGTCGAGGGCTTCGAAGCCGTCGAGGAAGACCTGACGACCACCGAGATGCGTTCGAACACGACGCAGATTTTCTCGCGCACCATCAAGCTGTCGGGCTCGCTCCAGGCGACCGACCACTATGGCCGCAAGGACGAGCTGGCCCGCCAGATCGTGAAGAAGGGCAAGGCCCTCCGCCTCGACCGTGAACGCGCTTGCGTCGGCGTAGACCAGGCCTCGGTCCTGGGTTCGAACACGACCCCGCGCCGCCACGCTTCGGTCTCCAAGCTGATCGACGCCGGGAACATCATCGCCAACGGCGCCGCACCCGGTCCCCTGGCCGAGACCACGCTCCGCAAGGCGATCAAGAAGAATTACGACGAGGGCGGCAACGCACGTCGCTTCATGGTCGCACCGTACGTCGCGGAGCAGACCGCGGAGTTCGCCGGCAACGCCAGCCGGACCCGCGAGATCACCGGCAAGTCGGCGAAGGAGATCGTGCATGTCGTCGACGTGTACACGACCGCCCTCGGCACGCTCACGATCGAGACGAACCGCGAGATGAAGACCGACTTCGGCCTTCTGTGGAACCCGGCTGACTGGAAGGACGTGGTCCTGAAGGGTCGCGGCTGGTTCCGTGAGACGCTGGCGAAGACCGGCGACAACACGAAGATCATGCTGGCCGGCGAGTACGGCCTCCAGCACGCCAACTACAAGGCGTCGGTCCTCGTCACGGGCATCGCCGAAGGCTAATCGCCCCTCCCTGGCCCTGGCGTTCCTTCGGGAGCGCTGGGGTCTCTTTTCTAAGAGCCACCTTGATTACTCCGTACCGCTTCGTCACCGCCGACGAAGACTTCATCCCCGAGACGATCGACAACGACTTAAACGTCACGGGGACCATCGTTTCGACCCAGAACATCCCTCAGTCCTTCCTGGACTCCGTCGCCGCCAAGCGTGACTTCCAGGACCGCCAGTCGTTCTCCGCGCTCACCAAGGGCGACGAGATCGAGAAGATACACCTCGCCCGCATCCCGGTCGCGGTCGTGTCGAAATGGCAGCGCGAGGGCTTCGACCTCTTCCAGGCCATCCACGAGCCCAACGGCTCCGCTCTGATCCTCGCGAAACTCCGCGCCGAGAACCTGACGGCCTTCCAGACCACCTCCAAGACCTTCTGATCCCATGAGCTTCGGCAAAATCAAGACCGCCCTCCGCGGCATCATCAACCGCAAGGACCTGACCGACGAGCTTGCCGGAGACTTCATTACCCGAGCCGTCCGTGAGGTCGAACGCGTGGTCCGCATCGGACCGATGGAACAGCTCCTAGAGGCCTCCGGGTTCGACGGCGAGCGCCACACCGTCCCGATCCCCAGCAACTACCTGGAGCTGATCGACATGTTCACCCAGGACGGCACGCTCCGGCAAGTCGCCAAGGACCAGCTATTCGCCCACCGGAACGAGGGCCGCCCCGCGGTCTTCTGTAAGATCGGCGCGAGCTGGATCGTGAAGCCGTACCCCGCCGCGGGCGAGACGGTCTTCGTCCAGTTCTACGGCGAGACCCTTCCGCTCCAAACGGACACCGACGAGAACGTCTGGACCCGTGCGGGCTTCAACGCCGTCCTCTACCAAGCCGCAGCCCTGGCCGCCGACTACTTCCAGATGGAGGATGTCTACGTGCAGCGCTTCCAAGGCAAGGCCACGTCCCTTGTCGACGCCATCCTGTCCCAGGACCTCAGCGAGAAGTGGGCCGGACCCCTTGAGATCGGCGACCCTATCAACCGAGGAAAATTCTAGGCCGATGGCCGACTTCCCTAAAACTTCATTCTACGGCGAGGGCCAGACGGACCTCCGCGGCCCCCGAGGCGAGCCGGGCCAGAAGGGCGACCAGGGCGACCTGGGGCCCCGCGGTCCTGAAGGCCTGCCCGGCGACAAGGGCGACCCCGGCACCAACGGCACCAACGGCAAAAACGCCGTCTACCGCTTCGGCATGTTCGCCACCACGGGCATCCTGGCCGGCGAAATCCTCATGGATCACGTCGTCGCCCAGGCGTGTACACTCGGTCCCGACTTTGCCGGTTCCGTCGCCTCGTGCGGCTCGCCTCC